ATCAAAAGCTTACAAAAGAAAGTTTAGCTGAAGAAGTAAAAGCCCATGTATTGTCTATTAAAGAAGAAGCAGAAGATATAGAAACTTTATCTCCTGGTTTTTCTAAAATGATTGCAAGGTTTAGCGGATCGATAAGTGGTGCTATGAGTGATCCGCTTGTTTTAGGCTCTATTGGAGTTAGTATTCCTCTTTTGCCTGTTGTTGCAACTGTGGGCGGTGCGGCTGGGTTATCATCTTTAACTTCTGTTATGCTTACAGAAGCAGTAATTGGTGCAGGGTCAGAAGCTGTAATTCAGCAAGACGTAAAAGATTGGCATGAATCATTAGGATTAGAAGTATCGTTAGGCGATATGTTAACAGCAATAGCAGCAGCTGGTGTTGG